ACAGAATATTTACATTATTTTATTATTGCTTTGAAAATGTAATTATTTAGGACTTTTCTGATTGTCTATTTCGATTCGTTTATTTCGATTCGTTTATTTCGATTCGTTTATTTCTGTATTGCTTTATTTTCTTTTCTGTGTATTTTATATTATGGTAAAAATGAATAAAACTACTAGAAAGAACAGAAAACAACATGGGGGTCTTCATCCCGACAAAGGAGAAGGTTATGGACCATTGTACGGACAAAATATACATACGTTGGTTAAAGAGGCAAATGAAGGACAATCAGTAGAAGAAAAAGAAGAAGAAGAAGAAGAAGAAGAACAAAAACAAAACAAAAGTGCTTCATGGTTCCCAGAGTTGAAAAACCCATTTAGTGGTTTGTTTAGTTCATCACCTTCGCCACCTCCAGCAACTGGCGGAAATAAGAAACAGGTCAATCCTGCTTTCGGCGGTTACCTAAAGGGTGGAAAGAAAACTGTAAGAAATATGAAGAAACACACCAAGAAGCGCACAGGAGGCAATAAATGTAAATGCGGAGGCAGAAATTGTAGATGTTCAAGAAAAGATTGTAAATGTAAATGTGCAGATAAAAGGTTCAAATGTACTTGTAGTAGCAGCACATGTGGGCGCAACCGCACTATCAAACACAGAAAACATTAATTTAATAAACAATTATTCCCAATTATTAACAATAATAAAACTTTTATTTTTTATTATTATTATTATATATGCCAAAATATACCAGAAAAATAATCAAAAAGGGCGGGTCTGGTTTTAAACGTAGTTATACAAGTATGAATAATTTAAATAATTCAAATAATTCACCAAAAACTTCACCAAAATTAACATTAAACCTTGGCGCTGCGAATGATGCTGCGAAAGTATTGAATGACGAGAATAAAAGAAAGGCGGAAATGAAGGAATATATGAATGACAAAAACGAGAGTATTAATAAAAAAAAGGCAGCAGCAATCAAAACGGGTAATTATCTTCCTATAGAAAATGGTACTACATATATAGATCAAACAAAATCAGCAGCAGAAGAAGTAGGTGATGAATGGGATGCTCAAAGAAAATACGCTAAAGCAAGTAAAATGGGAGCAACTTTTTCACCAGTTAAATCACATATAAATAATAAAAATACTACCGTTTTTGGGTTTCCTAATAATGATTCTCCTATACAGGGGTCCCCTCTTCCAGTATTATCACCTCCGTCTTCATCTAAAAAACCACGCACATCTATAGTTAAACCCCCGTCATACCCAATGGATTTGTTTCCAATGTCTCCAGGAAAAGGGGGTAAAAAACATAGAAAGAAAACGTATAAATCTTATAAAATGAACAAAACGAATCGAAATAAAAACCGAAAGTCCAGAAGAAATTCTAAGCGAAATTCTAAGCGAAATAAATATAATTAAATTAGTTTGTATTTAAATATTTACTTACAAACTAATAATAAGAGAGTATGAAATTTTTGGAAACATCATTTGAAGACTATTTGAACGCAAGTAAAACACATAACTTACACCCCAATTTTAAAAAAGTGTTTGAAAAATTCCCAAATAATATTAACGACATTCATCATATGATTTTTTATGGTCCACCTGGTTGCGGAAAATACACACAAATGTTAAATTTTATTAAAAAATATAGTCCAAGTGAACTTAAATATGAAAAGCGAATTATGGTAACATACAACAAACAACAATACTTTTATAAAATGAGCGATATTCATTACGAAGTGGATATGGGATTACTTGGATGTAATGCCAAATTATTATGGCATGAAATATTTGTTCAAATTACAGATAGCATTAACGCAAAATCAAATAAAATTGCTATCGTTGTATGTAAAAATTTTCATCAAATTCACACTGAATTACTAGACATTTTTTATAGTTATATGCAAAAATACACAGATATACAAACCATTAAATTTATATTAGTATCCGAACACGTTGGTTTCATACCATCCAATATCATTCAATGCTCCGAAATTGTTTCCGTTCCAAGACCCACTAAAACAAACTATAATAAATGCTTTCATAATTCTTTACCCAAAAATATTGACCTAAAAACCATTACCAACTGCAAAAATATCCAAATAAAAATGGACCAAATTGACCAAAATAAAAATATTTGCGATAAAATAATTGTTCAAATACAAGACTACGACAAGTTGAAATTTATGGAATTTCGTGATAATATTTATGATATATTTATTTATAATTTAGATATTGCCGAATGTGTATGGTATATATTGGAAACTCTTATTTTAAATAAGAAAATAGTTAATAATATTGATAGCATTTTGTATAAAACTTATTCATTTCTCAAATACTATAATAATAATTATAGACCCATTTATCACTTAGAGAGTTATTTATTCTATTTAATAAGCACCATACATGAAATACCAATATTACCTTGATTTATTAGATTTAAATGACGATGACAATTTAAATGAAGAAATTATTAATAAACAATACAAAAAATACGCTTTGAAATATCACCCCGACAAAGGCGGATCTAATGAAGATTTTATAGATATTCAAGAAGCTCGCTCTAATTTATTAGAATATGTAAAAGTAAAAAAAGAGGTGTATAACGACGAAGATGCTATCGGTTCCATATTTAATAACATTTTAAAAACATTTTCTAACGAATCGCAAAGAGAATTTATCAAACAAAATATGATAAATAAAATAGAAAATATTTCATTTAATTTCATTTCTCTCTTAGACAAAGAACACGTATTTAAAATCTATAAAGTATTATCTATCAATAAAAATTTATGGAACATAGATAATAATATACTTGAAAAAATGAAGAATATCCTAACAGAGAGAACGAAAAAAGAAAATATAATTATATTAAATCCATCTATATCAGATTTATATGAAAATAATATTTATAAATTAGAGTATGATGGTCAAACATTTTGTGTTCCCCTTTGGCATAGTGAAGTTTATTTTGATGTAAACGATGAAGAATTAATTGTAAAAATTTTACCCAATTTAGAAGATAATATTTGGTTAGATGAAAAAAATAATATTCATTATTATTTTAAATTGTCATTAACCAATGAATTATTACATAAAGAAAATATTATTATTGAACATTATAATGAGGAATTTAGTATTCCAACTGACCAATTAAAGATAAGAAAATACCAAACATACACCTTTTATAATAAGGGTATTTCACTAATTAATGAAAATGATATGTATGATATAAACGATAAAAGTAATTTTATATTTCATATTCACTTGGTTGAAAAATAATATTGTAGAACAATGAATAATTTTATTTTTTTAATTTATTATATTTATTAAAATATAATGAATTTATTTAAAAACATATATGAACTTTTGTTCTGTAAACGTCAAAAGATTAGTCCAGAAAAAATACGTGAATTAAGACACAAACGAATGGTGTTGTTACCAAACTATAATCAACTAAAAAACACAATTAAAAAATAATTCATTATTATTTAATAGGTTTTTAATATTATTATTGAAACTATATATTGATATTATATACCGAATAAAAAATATAAGGATTACCCTATATTTTTTATTTATTTTTTTGGTTTTTAATTTTTATTTGGTTTTTAATTTTTATTTGGTTTTTAATTTTTATTTGGTTTTTATATGGTATTTATGCTGTGGCAACTGCCTTCTTCTTAACAATCTTCTTCTTCTTGACTGGTTCCGGAGCAAGAGTAGGAGTAGGTGCTATTTCCTCTTCATCTTCCTCACCTTCGCTCTCAACAAATGCTGACTTAACCCCCGCATCTTCATCATCGTCACTTTCAATTACTTGCTGTTGAAGTGTCTTCTTATCATCAGGGTCCAAATCAATCTGACAACTATCATTAACACTCTCCTTTGGCTTGACTACTGCTTGGTCAAGTCTCCAGGTAGTTCCAAATCTATTGTTAACAACCCATACACCTCCTGAACGAAATACTGCTGCGGTTTGTGCTCCCTTCTGGACCAAATCCTTAGGGGTTACGTCACTACTTGGGTCTGGGAAAATCTTTTGCTTATCCATGTTAAACAATGCCATCTTCCACTCACCTTCCCAATAAGGAACCTTCACTCTCAATGAAGGTGCTCTGTCATAATCAGGTTCTCCGGTAATCTTATTCTTAGGATACTTCAACATTGGAGTCCACATCGCATCAATTACCTCCTTGGACTTAATTTCCTTTCCAAACCATGCCTTAGAATTAGCAATTGCGTCATCCTTAATCTTATTTTCATAAGCAATCATATTATCAAGAAATGCTTGTTGCTTCTCACTACGATAGTCGTCACTTGGAAACTGAAGACTCATCTCATACTTCTCATTTCCCTCATAATCACTAATACCCCAGGTAAGCATTAGTGCTGTGCGAAGTTGAACTGGAGAACCGGTGCTCTTATTCTTAATATTAATTGTCTTATTATTATTATTTCCTGTCTTGATATTATCATACTTAATATCAGCAGGGTTGAAAAGGTTAGCGTTTGTGATTTGATTAAATGAACTCATCTTAATTTATATATATACATATTAAATTATCTTTAAGTCAATTTTAAGTTTTAAGAGAGATATTTATATATCTATATTAAACAGCAAATAAATATAAAAATAAAATATATTATTATATTATATTATGAGTAATGTATTATTAATGAATTATAACAATTATATTGAAAATTCCAAAAATATAAAAGAATATAAAAAAGCGAAAAAATATAAGATTTCTGAAAATAATTTCACTATACCAGAATGTTCTGAATTTATTTGCATTTTACAAAACAATTATAATTTAAGTCAATTAAAGAAAATCGCAAAACATTATAAAATGAAAATATCAGGTAATAAAAATGAATTAAATAACCGAATATATTCACATTTAATGACCTATTATTATTCTAGTATTATCCAGAAAAACGCTAGAAGATACATCATTCATAAATTTATTAAATTAAATAATCATTCAATTATTAAAAAAAAAAAATGCGTTAATGATACAGACTTTCTAACAATGGAAAATATATCCGAGTTACCTATATGTAACTATTTTACTTATTTTGATAAGCAACACCAACAATTATACGGATTCGATATTATTTCTATTTATAATTTATGTATAAAATCTCAAAGAGAAAAACACGATTATATAAATAATCCATATACTAATATGAAATTTCCGTCGGAATTATTTATTCAAGTGAATAGTTTTATAAAATTATCAAAAATGTTAGGTTTTTCTGTTAATTTAAATAGCATTGATGAAGAAAATGAACATATAATTGATGAAGATGATATTGAAGGAAGAATTCAAGAAATTTTTAACACATTTGATTATCATGGTAATTATACTTGTTCTTCGTGGTTTACTGAATTAAATAACCGACAACTTGTTAAATTTATAAAAGAATTACAGGATATATGGTCTTATAGATCACAAATAACAGAAGAAACAAAAAGAAATATATGTCCTCCACATGGAAATCCATTTCATTCTTCACATATTACACAAAGACCATTTCAACTATTAAATGTAAATGATACATTTTTACAAAAATTTACAGTTGAAGTTATTGAAAACATGATTAATCATAGTATTGACCGTGATAGTAGTGCACTAGGATGTTTTTACGTATTAGGTGCTCTTACTCTTGTTAGTTCAGACGCTGCTAATTCGCTATCATGGCTATATCAAAGCGTAATACATAGTTGATTTGATTTTTAAATCTTCAAGGGTGTAATACAAATTAAAAATAAAAGTATATTATATTTCAATTAGACAATTTTACTTTATGTATCACATTTATTATGACTATCCGCTATATACGATTGAACGATAAATTACAGTATTTTTATTATTTTTGATTTAGGTAATGTCATTATATTGGTCAATTATTTGGAATAAAAGTATTATTACATCCTTGAATATTTAAAACGCCGTTTTATCAGTTATCAGTCATCATGATTACTACACCCAATTATTAAAAATTGATACTATATATACAATTGGACTGTATCGTATATTATAACTGAAATAACGAATTAAAATGAATACAATGCTACATACCGACCACTTTATGAAGTTGCAGGAATGGATTCCTACGGATAAAGTTAATTTGGCGATGTTGTCTAAAAATCCAAATGCGATTCATCTCCTGGAAAAAAACTTGGATAACTTGAGTTGGACTAGTTTGTCTTCCAATCCAAATGCTATTCATATGTTGGAACAAAACTTGGATAAGGTGGATTGGTTTTATTTGTCTCAAAATCCAAATGCAATTCCTATTCTGGAAAAAAACTTGGATAAGTTGAGTTGGACTAGTTTGTCTTCGAATCCAAATGCTATTCATATGTTGGAACAAAACTTGGATAAGGTGGATTGGTTTTATTTGTCTCAAAATCCAAATGCTATTCATCTCCTGGAAAAAAACTTAGATAAAGTGAGTTGGTTAACGTTGTCTTCCAATCCAAATGCGATTCATCTATTAGAACAAAACATGGATAAAGTGAATTGGTATTGGTTGTCTCAAAATCGAAATGCGATTCCTATTCTAGAAAAAAACTTGGATAAAGTTCATTGGGAAAACTTGGATAAATTGAATTGGAAATACTTGTCTATGAATCCCAATGCGATTCCTATTCTTGAGAACAACACCGATAAAGTTCATTGGGAATATTTGTCTCGAAATCCAAATGCGATTCCTATTCTGGAAAAAAACTTGGATAAAGTGATGTGGGTCGCATTGTCTCAAAATCCAAATGCGATTCCTATTTTGAAACAAAACTTGGATAAAGTTTACTGGGATACATTGTTTATGAATCCAAATATATTCGAATACGATTATAATGCTATGAAAGATAGAATGTTTAGAAATGGCGGAATAAAAGAAGATTTGGTGAAAAACAGATTTCATCCAAGAAATCTACATAAATTCAAAGGATGGGGGATTTCGGGTTTTGAAGATGACACCGACGATGAATCTTGGGATTACGAGGAATGGTTGAAACATTAAATAATACAATTAAAAATATAAAGTCGTTAAAATACGGCGCTTTAAATCTTCAAGGGTGTAGATACAATAAATAAATAAAATTTTTATTTTATTTTTTATTTTATTTTTTATTTTATTTTTTATTTATTTATATTATTTTTTCCTAAAATACATATTTAACGTATTTTAACGAATTTATAATAATTATTATTTTTGTCATACCGAGTTTCCTCTTAAATATAATAATAATATATTATTTAATGGTCTAAATGACTTAAAAAGAATATACTATAAGTATGTATAATGGCAAAGAAGACTACAACTACCGCTACCGCTACCCCTACCCCTACCGAATCTAAGGCCAAGGCCACCAAGAAGACTACCAAGGCTCCTTCTGCTCCAGCAATTGAGGCTGCTCCTATCCCTGCTCCTACCCCTGCTCCTGCTCCCGTTAACGAGACCGTTGAGGCGGTTGACCCTGAAAAGACATTGACTGATGATTTTGTTGGGTTTATGGGTAAGCTTCAAGCTGCCTCTAGTTTGTTCTCTAATCTCAGAAATGAGTTCCGTTCTCTTGAGAAGAAGTGCTCTCGTGAACTTAAGGTTGCCCGCAAGGTTACCAAGAAGCAAGCACGCAAGAGCGGAAACCGTTCTCCTAGTGGATTTGTTAAGCCTACTCTAGTTACGGACGAACTTGCTACTTTCCTAGGAAAGCCTTCTGGCACTGAAATGGCTCGCACTGAAGTTACTCGTGAGATTAATAAGTATATTCGCGCACATAACCTTCAAAACCCTCAGAATGGTCGTCATATTATCCCCGACGCTGCTCTTGCTAAGTTATTGAAGCTTAAGAAGGACGATGAGTTGACTTATTTCAATCTTCAACGTTACATGTCTCCTCACTTTCCTAAGTCAGCAGCTGCTATCGCCGCAGCCGCCGTAATCGCAGCAGCAGCAGCAGCAGCAGCAGAAGCAACTGCCTCAGTTAGCGCTTAAACCTATTTTCCATATTAAATTAAAAATATTATTTGTTAATTAAATAACATTTATCTATATTAAATAATATAAATCAAACATTTATATTATTATACACCTTTTATTACTGTATTGTTATTTATTAAATTACTTTTTTATTTTTTTCATCAATTGGATTATTACTCATATTTATATATTATATGAAAACATAAAATATATTATTATTTCATTTCTAATAGTGACATTTTCGTTGTATCAGTTAACATTTTATTTCCTTTCTTTTCTTTTAAATTATCAAATACTATACCTATCTTTTTATAATTTTCTAAAAAATCACGCTTTTTATAATGCTTTTTTATAAATTCACAAAATAATTCCACGTGTTTTGTTGTCTTTTTAAAATCTATTAAATTATAATTTGTTTCACTACACCATTCTAAAAATATATCATAATGATACAATAATACAGTTTTTACTATGTAATAAGCAAATACATTTGTATCTTCCCTATATAAATAATTACGCTTTAATCTATTCTCTTCTTCTTTCTTATATAAGTCTTCATAATCTAAACCCATATGGTCCAATATTTTATTCATTTGAAATAATGAAAATACTACTTCATTATCTATATTTTTTCTTGTTGTTTTTATAAATTCCAGTTTTGTTATTTTTTTATTTGATAAATACGACACAAAACAACTATTCATTATTATTCCCCAAAATTCACAATACGACTCATACATCAACATATTTGACTCTAAGTTAAACACACTACTCATTAATTCTTTCATTTTCTTACTTTCCATATTACAAAAATCCAGTCCGAAATTATGCATCGTTTCATGTATAAATACTTTGAACCATTCTTCTTTTCTAAATATAACTATTTCAGAATTTTCACTACAACACGATGTAAACGCAGAGTTTACATGATTACTACTTAATGTTTCCATCTTTTCATTTGGTAACTTCTTTTCTTGGTGATTTAAATAAATATATATGTTTAGATTCTTTGAACATTTCTTTGAAGAATACAAATTTACTATGTATAACCACATTAGTATTTTTGTTTTATACGCATCTATTAATTTTATATCATTCTTCTTTTCAACACCAATATTTATTTTTATTTTACGACCTAATACATTATATTTATAGCAAAATACATATTCTGTATTTGTTAGTATTTCAGAACTTATTGTATTGGGGAAAAAAATCGTATTTTCAAAATTATCCGGTTTTGGTATATCAGACACATTATCCACATTTATGGTATAACTCTCTTCCACATCACTTAGTTTTTTTACAAAGTTATCCGATTCGTTCATGTTATTAAATAACTCACTTAATATATCATTCATTATTGTTGCCTTTCTTTTCTTTTTTAGGTCTATTGCTTCAAAATAAGGCAATAATTTTTTACTCCTTTCACTTAGCATTATATAAATAAATATATAAAATTTTTATATATTTTTTTTATATATTTTTTTGAATAGTATTCATCTAACTATCTTTTTAAATATAATACAGCGTAACCCTTTGCTCCGGCACCTCCGGGATTACCACCATTAGCATTATTATTATTATAACTCCCAGCACCACCCCCACCTCCTCCACTAGTACCAATATTAGTGCGAGAAGAATGCACTGGTAAATAACTATAATTACTGCTCCAATTGGCAGTTGTAAAATTACTAGTATTATTATGTTCTTGATGAGTTGTTCCATGTCCTCCACAGTTTCCAGCAGTACCAGAATTTCCACCACTCGCCCCAGTACTTACTCTATTTCCTTTATTTCCACCATTACCACCTGAAGATTTTACAAGTTCATTATCAGTATTTTTGGTGTCTCCTTTATATATCACACTCTCATTACCAATATTACCATTACCGCCATCCTCCGACCATCCACCACTACCTCTATATCTATTACCACCAATACCACCCCCACCTTTATTACCCAAAGTTATATTTATATTATTTACACCATTTAAACTAATGTCAGCAAACCATTTTACTTCACCAGCACCACCCGCACCACCGGGCGCACCATTATGGTCATCGCCACCCCACGTAGTATCATACGCACCTCCACTTCCTCCCCCACCTCCACCAGAACCACCTACTATATAACCAGAGATAAAATTACAATTAGTAACATCTACATTACTACTATCAGCAAAATAGGTTGGATTAATTATACAATATTCACTCAAATCTGTTATTGTCCCATTCGCATCTTTTATTTTATATCCAAATTCATCAGGACGGGCGAATGGCGCATTATCTTCTTTTTTTGTATTAGATATATCTAAATCAGGATAATAAGTGTTATTATCAGTTCCATCGGGTTGAAATAATTCTGTTAAATCAACATCAATACCATTTTTTTTAATAAAATATTTACCACTCATATATATATATATTATTTCAATATAATTATATGAAATATACAACAAATATTAAATAAATAACTAATATTAAATAAATAACTAATATAATATTAATGAATAATCAAACAAATGAAAAAATAACCGATAAATATGTGTATATTGATGAACACTCGTTATCACCTGATACATGTGAAACTATTATACACAAATTTAACAATGACCATTCTAATAAAAAAAAAGGTGTGTGCGGAACAGGATATAATACTAATGTAAAATGTTCTACTGATTATATTATTAATCATTATGAGGATAATTGGAAAGATATACATAGTTTACTTTTGTCTAATTTACACGAAGCTATTACAAAATATGAATCACAAATTAACAATAATAATTATTTGCATTTTAAATACACATATTTAAAATCTACTATTTTTCAATTACAACATTACAAACAAAATGATGGAAAATTTACTTATCATAATGACGCAAGATTTGATTTTGAAAAAAAAGAAGAAAGAACATTGGTTTATATGTGGTACTTAAATGATGTTACTATCGGTGGTGAAACAGACTTTATTGATTTTAATATAAAACCTACTACAGGTAAATTAGTTTTATTCCCAAGCACATGGACATATCCACATTGTGCAAATATTCCTATATCGGGTGATAAATATATTATTACAGGATGGATAATTAAACCAGTACAAAATAAACCTATTATTTCTCCTGAAATAAATAAATTAACTAACCAAATTACAAATGAAAAAGAAAAGATGGAACCATATAAAATAAATGATACTCGTTTTATACAAAGATATATTCATAAAGATATTTTTTGCAATATTATTTGTGACTGGTTAATAAAAGAATTTAATACTGTTAATAACTCTCACGAAGTTTCACCTAACATTATTGATATTAATAAAATACCGCATATTAATTATTTTATTCTTAGTAATTTTCATTTTATTTTGAACCAAATTAATACATTTTATAATAATAATACTTCCATTGTTATTAATTATATACATATTGCAAAATATACAGTATTTGAAAAAGTAAACAATATTGTAGACAATGATGACTCTATTTTACAAATACGAATCGCATTAAATGATGAATATAGTAATTATGATGGAGGAAAACTTGTATTTAATAATATGGTTACTCAAATAGAAAAGGGTACTATGTTAGTATTTTTAAATAATAATGAATATACACATTATGATATTCTTTCAGGAGAACAAATTGTTCTCATTGCTGGTATAACTTTATAATTTTGTATAGTTTAGTTTATAGTTAGTTTTCAAATTTATATAATATTATTTAAAATATTATATAAAATATATTTTTCTATTGGTTAATTATTTAACTTAATCCTTCTTTTTAAAAGCTTTAACGCACTCCCAAATCTTGGATGATTCCGCCAAACTAAAAGAACCTCTCTTTTGCGCTAGAGATACAAAACTTACCAAAACATTAAGCGCCATGTTCTCATTCGTAATTTCAATATCAGTCAATTGAACTTCCTTCTCATTCTCCTTATCACCTTCATTATTGGCATTGACATTTGTATTAAGATTTGTATTGGTATTAACTGTTTCTTGCTGTGATGAACTCTCCATATATAATTAAATATATGTTTTCCTTTTATATTCTTTTATCATTTTATCATTTTATCATTTACTTCAACTTGGTTCGTAGTTCCATCATTTCTTTCAATACTACCGGTTCATTTGCTCTGTAATAATGTGTTATTTTCGCATTTTTTGTATCCATTAATATTTTCTTAAAATCTTCGTTTTGTGTGAATTTTGCTTCCAATCCTTCCATCAAATACTTTGACGCATTCTTGTCAAAATTACTATCCATCTTCAACTTCTTTGAAAAATAACTTGGTTTTTGACCTGCCTCCTTTGCTTTAGTTGAGTCTTCACTTATGGAAGATTTTGAATCCAATGTAAATTGTTCAAATACCGAATCATCATGCAAATATTTGTGCGCTTGATAATAATGTTCCACACTATTCCAATTCTTTCCTTTCAACATAAATGGACTTACATACATATTACTTAACTTACGACGCCAATTTAAATGTTTCGATAACGCAGAATAAGATAATAAATTATCTTCGTCTATCTTTTCGCCACTTCCTTTACCAGGTAAAGGTTTATCATTGGATTTACCATATATTTGAAATACTGTGTCATTTACATAATCCTTACTTTCTGTTTCTATTATTTCTACATCTATTTCACTCTTTACGTCTTTTCCCTTTATCTTTTCTTTCATATTTTTAAAATCTTTAATTACGGAATAAGGTCCGCTATCACGCTCCAAACATTTTATCAATATTAATTTCTTTAAATCATACGGCAATTCATCAAAAGAAAATATCTCCTTATTTTTATAAGTTATTAATTTATAATGACTTCCGGTGTAATCCGCTATTATATAATAGTCTGGTGTAAATATTCCCTTCTTTTGTAATATATCATCATTTAATTGTCCACAATGTATCACATTGTCTTTATCTTCTTGCTCATACGCTTCACTAGATAATATTAGTACCTTTATATTCATTACTCGCTCTAATGTTGAAATCGCAATGGTATCTGCCCAAAATTTACATGTTTGTAATACCTTCTTAAATTTATCATAGGTATTTATATTTTTCATAAAGTTATACTCATCTAACATGTCTTCGCTTACCTGTTTCTCTTCCAATAATTTTTCCATTAATTCTACCTTTTCCTCTATCTTTTCACCACATGATTTTTGTAATTTTGGTTCATTGCTTTGCTTACACTCTTTTTTTAATTTTTTTACTTCATCTTTCAACTTATTTATCTCTTCCGTATCATTTTTTATAGAGTTTTGAAACATCGTATAATTTTCCTTATAAATATTATACGTATTTTCCGAGACATTTTCAGACAATACCTTTCTTAATTTTTGAATTGTTGTCGTTTTTCCAACACCCAAGAAAGCATCTCTTATAACATAAAAAAAACAATGACCATCTGGATCTACATCGGATATATCATAATTATTATTATGCATGAACTTTTCTATCCATGTTGATTTCAACTTTTCTACATAATTATCCTTCTCTTTTTGCGCCTCGGTTTCCTCTTCCTTTTCTAATTTTTTTTCCGTAAAATTCACTTTCTTCTCAAATAAATATTCTTCTAAATTTTTATTTATTGTTTCGTTATCTTCTCCTATAGTCTCGTCTTCTTCCATTATTATGTTATCATCGTCGTCATCATCATCCTCATCATCATCATCATCATCATCATCATCATCATCATCGTCATCATTTTCATCATCATTTTCTTTACCATCCTCTTTTTCTGTACCATCCGCTTCTGTTATTTCATTAATTGCGTCATCTTGGTCTAATACTTCATTCGCATACCTTTCTAATTTATCTCTAGTAGCAAATTCAAAAAATAAAGGAACCGACTTAATTTTAGTTATATCTACATCATCATCTTCGTCTAATATATATTGTATCTGATTATCTTCGATCTCAAATATACCTATTTTCATAATGACTTCATCATTGTGTATTAAATATATTGGAAAATATATTACATTTTTATTAGAATGATGCAATTTTTGTTTACCTAAAGCTATTGTTATATTTAGTTTTAAACTTTTAATAGTTATATCATACAATGAACTATCAAACTCCAAATCTTCATCTTCCACTTTTTTGTCCTCTTTATAGACTATTGCTGGATGTAATTTAGACGCTACCATATATTATTTTATTATTATTATTATTTGATATTCTTTCTTTAATTACTCTTTGTTTTTATTTATTATTACTTCCTTCGCTAATTTTTTTATTATTTTATTTACGTCCTTCGCCTTATCTACACCTGCTGTATTACCTACTATTTCCATGTATTCATCATTATGTTTATTATCTCCCCTCGCACATCCAGGATGCTGTTTCACCCAATCAGGAACTGCACAAAAAGAACTATGTTGTATTTCTTTCATCGCACTTTGCATCATTTCTTTACTTTCTGTCTCTTTTTCCCACACGTCATTATCCTTTATGTATAGTGTTTCACGTTTTAAATCACTACAGTGTATTGGACGTTTATTCACATCCAATTCATTTAACCCTTTTATTAATAATTTTGACGCACTCTCTACAAAACCTAATCTACCTGTAGTATCCAAATCTTCCATTTGTATTTGTAATGACTTTACAAAATCCATTAGGTTTAAAGCATCTTTACAATCTTCATTCAAAAACGTATTCAAATTGAAATTTTGGGTATTGTTTATTGTATTCGTTGTGTTGCCTATTCGTGGTATTGCTGCTTGTATTGTTTTATCTTTTTCTTGCATTGCTTTTGATTGTTCATGTATTACTTCTAACATTTCATTATTTTGTTTTAATAATTTATCAACTAAACTACCATCAGATTTTTCTTTCATTACCTCTAATATTTCATTATTTTCGGTATCTTCTGTGTCTTCTTCTTCTACGAAATTACATTTTTTTGTATGTTTCCATAATCCAGAATGTGATACAAATTTTTTACCACACGAACACATAAATGCTTTGGCATTTTTTGACATTTCCTCGGCGTTTCCAAAAGTTCCAGATATTTCCAATTTGTGTTTGCGTGTCAATAGATGTCTATTAAATTGACTTTCTCTAATGGTAGAATAGTCACAATGTTCACAATAAAATTGTTTGGAACTTTTTTTGAACTTTTTTTCATTTCCATTATTTCCAAAGTTCATATAATATGGAAATATAAAAAGTTCCTAAATACTTTTTATTAAAATATATAAAAAGTGGTTGGTCACAAATGAAAATAAGCAAAATATGAATTACTGCATTTCCATGCAACCTCGAAAAACACGTTTTTTGAAAGAATTTAAGAGTCGAAAAAGTGAAAAAGGACATTTATTTTTGTCCTTTTTCGAAAAAATGTTTATAGAATTATTTATTTAAAAAACCTCGCGGAGAGAAAAAGAATTAATTATATGATGTTAATATAATAATTAATTGATGATATTTTATATACTGTTATGGTTTAAACCACTTGTTATTTTTATAAATTAAATACAACTATTATTAATTAATTTTGGTTCACCTTCCTTTTATTTACAATCTGGCTTCCATTTTTTATCACCATTGCAAATAGTTTGTATATGAATATTATTAATTCGTGTTGAAGGCATCATTCGGGCGTATCCACAATCAATTATCCACACTTTTCTATCGGTATCTTCTATAAAATTAGAACCAGTTAAATCAGGATATTCAATGTTATGTAATACCAGATTACGCACTATTTTAACGACTTGGTCAAATATTTCAGTCGGTATATCGGTTGCGTTATCTCCGTATTGCTCTGATAAAGTCATCCCTCTTACTTTCTTCATAATCATTATTTGATTTTTTTCATCATAATAAATAATTTTGAGTACATTTACTATATTTAATTGGTAAATATATTTTTGCATAAAATGTTCTCTATCATTTACATTATATTTTATATAATATGTATTAGGGAGTTGCATAAAGTAATCCATTTTGTTATATACTTCTATAATTTATGGAATGATTGGTTCAATTTTTGATTTTTGATTTTTAATTGTTTATTATTTAATTGTCTATTTATTCATTTCTCTCTGTGACGTTTTGAGGGTATTTTAAAGGGTAATATATTTTAGGTGATTCATTTTTTGAAAAAACATTTTTTATAAAACAGAATTATATTTGTGTAAAAACGTAACAGAGAGAAAGAGATAATAATTAAAATAAATAATTATAAGTTTATTCTTTAAAATTTTATTATAATAAATAATAAATGCATGTAGGTATTGTTCGTTATCCTGGTTCAAATTGTGATAATGACATGCGTCGATATTTTAAAAATAGTTTTTATATTTGGCATAAAGAAGAAGAATTATTGGAATCAATTGAACTTTTAGTTATACCTGGAGGATTTGTGTTTGGAGACCGATCTTATGAGAAAGAAAATAGGAAATATGACATTGAACCTGGGAAAATGGCAATTGAATCGCCAGTTACCAAAATTATTCTAGAAGCAGTTAAACGAAAAATACCAATATTAGGTGTTGGAAATGGTTTTCAAATGTTGGTCCAGTTGGGTTTATTACCAGGAAATTTATTATTAAATTTAGATAAAAAATTTACATGTAAAAAAGTAAAATGTATATTATATAATAAATTCACTGGTAATCAACATGATGTTAGCGTTGAAATGCAACTTGCGAATTCGCATGGTAGATATATAATTAACACCGAACTATACTTTAAAATGAAAACAAATAACCAAATTATAATGACATATAGCGATGAAAATGAATACAATAATGGTTCTATCTATAATATTGCAGGTATATGCGATGAAGAACATTTAATTTTCGGAATGATGCCTCAGCCAGAAATAACTTTTGAAAAAAATATATATAACGCTTTTAATAATATTATCACTAAAAATATGGATACTTTACACCCTTAGTAATTTAAAACGCCGTTTTTGTTTTTTGAACTCACGCAGTTAGAACAGTAGAATAATCTGTATATTTCCTTTCCTTTTTTGTTTCTACTACACTTTACTTTTTTATTTGTATGATTGGAATTAAATAATATTATATGTTAATTAAATAATATTATTATTATTATCTTATATCAAATCTATATTAGATTGATTTTTATAAAATTGTGTACGGGTTATTTTGTTACCACGATAATCATCCCAATTTTGTTCATGTTCTTTCTCCTTATCCCGAGTGTTTGTTTCATTAGCTACCTTAATTAACGCAGCTTTTGTTTTATTTGATGCTGAAGTTTTTTTTCTTTTCCCTGATTTTGGAGTAGATGGTGGTTTTGTATCTTTTGAAAATGAAATAGGAGTTTTATTTTTAGATGATTTTGTCATAGATGATTTTGTCATAGATGATTTTGTCATAGATGATTTTGGAGTATAATTTGACGAGTTATGCATTGGCGATTTCACATTACTATTTTCGCTTTTCGTGCTATTCTTATTCGCACTAGTATTACACCTACTCTGTTTACTAAACGCACATCCTTTCCCTTTCATTTTTGTCCTTTTTTTTGTTTTATTATTATTATGTTTTGCCATATATAATAACCCATTATTAAAAATTATTTAAGTGAACCTTATATATTTTATAACTATAATTTGTCTAATACTAAATCGTCTCCATCGAATAAATCTAGTTTGTAAATTTCATCTTTGTGTAAAAATAAAATCTCATCATGATCTCTTTTCTCCATTTTTTCTTCATCTATTATTTTTCCAATAAAAAAATAACAATGATACTTATTATCATATAACGATTCATGTATTTTTGTTTCAATCACGATATTTAGATTTAATTCTTCCATCCATTCTCGTTTCAAACACTCTTGAATCGTTTCATTTTTTTCTCTTTTTCCTCCGGGAAATTCCCATATATTAGGATATTTTTTATTTGTTGAACAGCGTTTTCCCATTAAAATTTTGCGTTCGCTATTATACATTATACCGCAAGCAGCTTCAATCATATTATATTATATCATTATGTTTTATATATTTTAGCAAATTATTACTTTTATGATAATTATATATCATAAATATATATATGGCACGTACAACAATTAAAAGATACAGAAGAAAAACTGTGAAAAATAAAAGCAAAGTGAAAAAATTGCGTTTAAAGAAAACTTTGAAACTGAAACCCAAGCGACGAAATGGTAAAAAAAAGACGCAAAAACGTTTTCGTTTGAAAAATAAAAGAAAATATGTGAAAAAAGGAGGCGATGGAGATACAATGCCTGAAAGATCTAAATATAATACTTCAATTGAGTTTTTTAAAGCAGTTCAAGAATATAATATAAAAAAAATAGCGGATATGCAAATCGAAGACCCAGCGTTAAATAGAAGTGAAGTCACTTATAGGAGTGATACCATATCATGCACTAATGTAGACCATTCATCCGGTGCTGAAAATGAATTAGGTGTACTGGATAACAAATATTTAAAATTTAAATTTGAGGATCAAGATCATATATATTGTTATAATTATTCCGATATTAAACATGATTTAAACAATATAAGTAATATTTGCTGTGTATGGAAAAAAACAAATCCTGATGCTGCAGATAATTCGGAGGGGTACGGGACATCATGCGTTGTTCAAAATACACGTAACTTATTAAATAATGTATGTGATTATATTAATGGTGCTACTAGTCATTTAGATACAGAGGGTCACGAATTTGTGGATGACATAAACAATTATTTGTGTGTATGGAGATCTTTGATAAACGTAAGAACATGGATATCTCATGAAGCAATTAAAACAATTAACATGTACAAAGATAAAGAGGGAATATTTACTTTAAAACCAAAACAACACGATAGAATGATTATAGGAAACTTATATAATGTATTTGGTGTTGGAATGTTACACGGTCAGCAACCTGGTGAATTTGTATATGATATTGAATTTGAGCATAAAGGGTATAACCCTACAACTACTGATAATATATTAGAAACAGACTCATTACTTAAGGAATATGATGAAATATATAACCAATTTTGGAATGCTCCTCCTAGTCCGGATGATCCTGATTATGATCCTGATTATGATCTAAATAATGATTCATTTGCGTCGCAAAGTCAAGGAACCGTATTTGATATAAGGAATCCGACAACACCTACGAGAAATATTGGAACACCTATAGAACAGATGTCACCAATAAGTCCTAATAGACAACTTTTTGCCGATAGTCCTGATGGAACTCCTATTCCTTCTATACGAGAAGAGTTGGAAACCTCTACCAATAGGTCATATGTAATTTCGAATAACAGTTCTGTACCGTTTGATACTTTAAGTCCATGGAGACATATGGAAGACGTCTTACGAGATATGGATACTACTGGGTCATATCATCGTGCTCCTCCGGTTGTTTCTATACCTACTAATGTTGCAACCCCTACTACAGACGGGTTTGTTTATCTTAGTCCAAGTTCTAATTTAAGACCACGTTCGCAAATAATGGGAAATACTTTTGACACTTCATCCAGTGGTCCACAGGAAAGAACTCCTCCTAGAACTCCTATAACTCCTAGAATAATAAATAATACCGTAGAACGAGCAATTCCACGTTTTCCTACCATTGGTACTAACATTGGTGACCGTCCTCCTACCTCACGTAGATTGTTCGACGACGGTTCAGTTTTCAATGATTCAGTTTTCAATGTTGATCACAGAAATGGTAATCCCTGAAATGGTAATTAGTAAGGTTCCTTAAATAAAAAATAATATATAAAAAAGAATATTATATATTATTTGTGTTTGATTATTTACTTCGTGTTTTTTTTAATAGCGTCTAATATATCCATGTGCTTGAATTTTATTTTATTAGACATACTAATGACCTCCTTTATATCGTAATTTTTAACAGTAACTAGATTATTATATATAGTGTCCCAAGTTTCTTCCTTCCTTAGTTCCTGTGTCAAATTAGATATAAATATAAATATGTTTTCGCAAATTTCCTCACATTTATGAGTTTCTTTGTTCCATTCAACACTATACATTAAATCAGTTTGTAAATGTAAAATAATTTCACTAATTTTAGTAACAGGAATAACATCCAATTTGATAAGTTGAACTATAAATAAACTTAGACTTTTGCGTTGCTCATTTATTTTATTCAATCTGCAGAAATTGTCGTAATCATCGTTCTGGTTTCCACTCTCTATATTATTAAACATATCTACATAATTTTCAAATCTTATCATGAATAATTCTTGCAATATTCCAAATTTCTCAATCAAATAAATATACAATTCGGCGTATACTTTTGCGTTAAACTTGTTATTAGTAGCGTAATTAAATATATATTCGCATATCTTGCTCATTTTGGATTCATCGCTATCATATTTAACTAACTCAGTTAAACTTTCTTCAATTGTTATCTTAATTTTATCAAAACTCTTTGATGTTATTTTATTCATATTTATTTTAATTTCATCCATACATTTTTCACAGTTGAATTCATCACTCTTTTCGTCCATAGATTCAATTTTCCTAAACACAGTGGGTTCAAAATCCCCCAAATCTTCTTGTGACGTTTGCTTACCTTGTTTATTCTTTTTAGATTTTTTATAAAATATGGGAGTTCTAATATAGGTTGGATCTCCAACTTGTGCGGCAATTAATGATATATAATTTACAGTTTCTTCAGGTAAACGTAACTCGAATCCTTCATTTGATATATTCTCAAAATCGGCGAACGTATATACTAGTAAGTCTGTAGCCATAATATGTATTATATTATTTATTTAAATAATATTTTATATTAATCAATTTTATCGTTTACAATATTTATCGTTTACAATATTTATCGTTTAATATAAATTTAATAAATATATTTTAATTCTAATGTCAAATAATAAAAATACGCTACAAAATTTAGAAAAATATTTTCAATTGCCTATATCCACTATAGAAAAAAGTTATCCGGTGGAAGAGACGATAAAAACCGATTTGGAATTAATTGGGAAAGAGAATAATTTATATAATATTTTGTTTCAACCAAGTAATCCCTATGGCGAATCAACTGTTCAACTATGGAGTAAGTATTATACAGACGACCTACCATTTTTGAAGGATTCTAAAAAATTAATGAAAAAATATAAACCAGCGCATGAAAGTTATCTTTTAGATGAATATATTGAACTGAAAAATAATTCACAGTTTTGCGAGAAATTTCATTATATTGAATGGGACCGTTTTAAATTTTTGAATAATTATTCCATTGTAAATTTATTTTTTTCAGTATACAGATTATGTAATCCATTTTGTTCATTATTGCTACCAATTATCATGTTGTTAATTACCTATTTTTTATTACGACTACAGGGAATGCCAGTATCATTAGTTGAGTACTTGACATTTTCATATAATATGTTTATGAAAACAAACACTCTTACTAGACTATTCTCAAGTGAAGAAATAAGCGTAAAGAATAAATTGTATATGATAATGAGTATTGGTTTCTATGTATTAAATATTTATACAAATATTAATATTACTATTCAATTTCATAAAAACTTGCATAACATTCATAAATTTATGACTAAAATGAAGGACTACTTACATAATACTACAAATTCAATGGAGACGCTATTGGAACAAACGAAAAAGTTAAAAACGTATAGTCGTTTTAATGAGAACTTAATGAAACATAGAGAAACACTATTGGTAATAAAAGAAAGATTAGATGGAATTCAAGATTATAAATGGAATTTTACAGAAATATTCAATTTAGGGAAAATAATGACTCTTTACTATGAGATTTATAATAATGTTGAATATGAGAATAGTGTAATGTATTCGTTTGGGTTTAATGGGTATATAGATAATTTAAATGGACTACATAAGAATATTAAAAGCAAAAATATTCATTTTGCCAACTTTTCCACTAAAAAAGAAACACGATTTACTGATTTGTATCATCCGTCGTTGTTAACTCAAAATGAAACACCTATAAAAAATACTTGCAAACTGGATAAAGAAATGATTATCACTGGTCCGAATGCTTCAGGTAAAACTACTATTTTAAAATCCACTTTGTTTAATATAATATTAAGTCAGCAATTAGGGTTGGGATTTTACAAAAATGCTCTAGTAAATCCTTATAGATATTTACATTGTTATTTAAATATACCAGATACGTCTGGAAGAGATAGTTTGTTTCAAGCAGAAGCTAGAAGATGTAAAGATATTATAAATAGCGTGAAAGACAATAAAGAAAGACATTTTTGTATATTTGATGAATTATATTCAGGAACCAATCCTTATGAAGCAACCGCAAGTGCTTATGGATTTTTAAAATATTTAACAAAACACAAACATAGTCATTTTATGTTAACTACCCATTTAATAGATTTATGTAAAAAATTAGACGACCATAAAAAAATACAAAACATGTCTATGAAAGTAAAGGTAAACGAAGATGATTTTATATATACTTATCTATTTGAAAAGGGTATATCAACAATCAAAGGAGGAGTAAAAGTGTTGATTGATTTAGATTATCCAATAGAAATTATAGATACAACAAAGCATTTCTTAAAGAATGAGATGTAATGTAAGGTAAGGTAAGGTAATGTAATGTAATGTAAATAATTGAATGATATAAATATTTCGTTAGAATATAGTAATATTTATATTTTAATCTATTAAATATGGACATGAAATCATTAATAGACTACGGTACTAATTTGACATTCTATTTAGGAATTATATTTATAGTGGTTGCAGCATTAATATATGTAAGAAAAAGAATAAACGATTTAGATGCGAAAACAAATTCTATGTTTGATATAATTACCACGATGGCAAGAGAAATACAATATATAAAATCTACAACGCCTGGTAGTAATTTACAGGAAATGAATTTAGAAACTGCATTAAATGGTGATAATAGTACAAAAGATGTATTAATGTCACAATTTCAAATGAATGAGAATCATAGTGAAAGTGACGATGAAAGTGACGATGAAAGTGACGATGAAAGTGACGATGAAAGTGACGATGAAAGTGACAATGAAAGTGACGATGAAAGTGACGATGAAAGTGATAAAGGAGAACAAAATTTAAAGAATGTAACTTTATCAACTATTTCCAATATAAATGATATAGATGAAGATACCAATGAAGATACCAATGAAGATACCAATGAAGATACCAATGAAGATACCAATGAAGATACCAATGAAAAGATTGACGAATCTGTATCTATTGGAGTGAAAGAAGACCAAGAAGAACAACATGGAGATGAACCAGAAGAGCAAAAAGAAGAACAACCGCAAGGAGATGATGAGGCAGATGAGGCAGATGAGGCAGATGAGGAAGATGATGACGATGACGAGGAGGAAGAACAAGAGGATGAAGAAACTAATAATGGCGCTGTTAAATTAATTGACTTTAACGAAAGTAAGATTATTGATTCTGAACTGAACGATATTGAATTGTTAGATTATGATAATGATAAGACGACAACTAAAGAATTGTTAGATTATGATAAGATGACAACAAAAGAGTTGAAAGAATTAGCATCTACCAAGGGTTTAGCATCCGATGTGAGTAAATTAAAGAGACCGCAACTTATTAAATTATTACGTAAATAAATTATCTCATTCTATGATATATGAGTTGGGCAACTAATTATCAAACTTCAAAAGATGCAAATAATGTATTTACCAATGTACCGGCGAATATGGGAGATGGTAGATTTTTAAAAGATTTAAAAGTAGACCAAGACGTTTTAAACAAAGAAACGATGGAACAATTAAATATGAAGTCAAATGGCGACTATATAAAATATTTGCAACATAACGCTGGTTCTATTATGAAGACTAATACTATTACGTCTCATATCAATACCGGAAATATGATTTATTTTAAACCAAATGATAGTCATAACCCTCCATTCCATTACGATAATTCGCTAGATACACGACAACCAGCAGGATATAATGATAGTGATTTGAAAAATTACTACTTATCCAGAGAACAACTTAACCGTAATATGGTATCTCCTTCTATTCAACTATACAAGTAATGTAACTAGTGTATAAGTAATTTAATAATTTTTATATTTAGATAAATATTATTAAATAGTATAATGAAAATACTAAGTATTGATGTAGGTATGAAAAATTTAGCGTATTGTTTGTTTGAAACGAAAGAAAATGGTGATAATAAAGATATGATATGGTCTATTTTAAAATGGGAGGTTGTCGATATTACCAATGAAGAAAAATTAGTCTGTGAAAATGTTGAAAAAAATAACAAATGTAACGCACCTCCTAAATACTGTAAACAGAATATTTATTATTGTAAAAAACACGCTAAGAAAAATGATTTTATTATTCCAAATCCTAGTATTGATGTGAAAAAAATAAAAAAAATGAAATTATCCAATTTATATGATTTTGCTGACACAAATAATATAGATTATAATAAACCTATTACGAAGCAAATATTATTAGATTTAATTATAAAACACGTGGATGATACCTATTTTGATCATGTTACTCCTATAAAATGTGATGATTTAGATATGATTACTTTAGGGCGAAATTTAAAGAAAGTGTTTGATATTATTTTTTCTTGTGATTTTATTGATTTAACTCATGTTATTATTGAAAATCAGATTAGTCCTATTGCTAATAGAATGAAAACATTGCAGGGAATGATATCTCAATATTTCATTATGAAAACAAATTCTCATATAGAATTTATTTCTTCTGCTAATAAGTTGAAAGATATTGATAATAAAAAGAGTTCCTATTCTGAAAGAAAAAAACTAGGTGTTTCCGAAACTATCAATACTTTAGAAAATAGAAATTATTCAAGTTGGATTGATTTATTCAAAAGTCACAAGAAAAAGGATGATTTAGCTGATTGTTTTTTACAAGGAACTTGGTATTTAAATAATAAATTAAAAAACTAATCAAAATGTATTCTATTTTAATTCATTGGTTCATTATAATATATTAATTATTCGTAGAACTTAAAATTATATCATCTTATTTATTCATAATGGATAGTCCTGAAATAATTAATTTATCTTCAAATGATTCTTTAAAATCAACAAATTTTGGTCCCGGACTTGAATTACTTATGAACAATAAGACTACAAATAGTGGATCAAAAAATGATAATATTGACCTAGAAGATATTAGCGCATTGGAGGCAGAACTAAATGATGTTAGTAGTTCCATTGAGAATTTTAATTTGACTAGTGAAATTGAAGAACCTATTAAAATTAATTTTGATAGTCCTTCACATAATGAAACAAGTAGGAATATGCATGAAAATATTGGTGTTTCATTTGATGAACCTAATATTGGACACGCAACCGCACATGATTATCAAGACCATAAAACTTGGGATGGATATGGTAAGTTTAATGATATTCCTATTGCACCTGAAAAAGAAATGACTTCTTCAAAACCCGAGTTATCTAAAGAAGAAACGCTTAAAGAAAAATTTCGTTATTTAAAAAAATTGGAAGACTTGGAAAGAAAGGGCGCTGAATTATCAAAGAAATATTCTATGGACTCTTCTCTTGATGAAATGATGGGAGAATATGAGATATTGATGAGTGAAAGAGAAAGAGTAAACTCTGTTAAGTTTCAAGGTAATATGTTATCAGCTGCTATCAATGGTATTGAATTTTTAAATAATCGTTTTGACCCATTTGATGTCAAATTGGACGGATGGGGTGAACAATTTAGCGAGAATATTAATGATTATGATGAAATTTTTGCAGAACTTCATGAAAAATATCAATCTAAGGCGAAGATGGCGCCAGAACTTAAATTATTATTTCAACTTGCAGGTGGCGCAATGATGGTTCATATGACAAATACTATGTTTAAGAGTTCAATGCCTAATATGGATGATATTTTAAGACAAAACCCCGAGTTGATGCAGCAATTTAATAGCGCTGCTGTAAATTCAATGGGTAGCACAAATCCTGGATTTTCTGGATTTATGAACAATGTCATGTCTCAAGAACCTGGACCGAATGTTGGACCACCGCCAGAACCTATTTCTACTCAAGGACCTAACTCAACGCAACCTCCAAGAAGACCTGGTTTTGTAGATAAAAACGCATTTTCGTCAAACAGACCCGATTTAGATGCGAGTCGTAATGGAACTAACTTAGATGATAATTATGGTAATCCTAACGCTCCTGAAAGATCTTCTCTAAGAAGACCTGAAATGAAGGGACCTAGTATGTCTGGACCAAGTGATATTAGTAATATTTTATCCAATTTAAAGACAAAAACAGTAAATATGGACCTTCCGCTAAATACGAGTAATATTCCCGAACCAACTAATATGTCAAATGATGTCATTGTTGAAGATGTAACTGATTTTAATGAAACTGGTAGCACAATTAGTATTAGTGAGTTGAAGAGTCTTCAAAATGATGGATTAGATGGCAAACCGCCCAAGAAGTCTAAACGTAGAAATACATCTAACAAGAATACTATAAGTCTTGATATTTAATTATAATCTTTTATAATCTTTTATAAATTTTTAAACAATCATTTTGTATATTATTATTTACAAAATGATTTAATATTTATTTTCTTTTCGCTTTCTTTTTGTTGTTCGTCTTCCAAAATAATATAATTTGAAAAATATTATAGTTATATATTATGCCAAGTGTGATTATAGGAATTTTTGTAGGATCGGTAATATTATGGATTGTATCTAGAAATGAATAATATTATTTTAGAAATGAATAATATTATTTTAGAAATGATTTAATATTTATTTGCTTTTCGCTTTCTTTTTACTGTTCGTTTGTTTGCTTTTCGCTTTCTTTTTGCTGTTCGTTTGTTTGCTTTTCGCTTTCTTTTGGTTGTTCGTTTGTTTGTTTTTCTTCCCTTTTTCTTTTTACCACCAAATGTTAGACAATCGGGATGATCATAATTTTGAATATCTTCAAGTATTCTTTCATATTCTTCCAGTTTAGTTACTATTTGTTGAAAATATATTGTATTTTTTTCTTTTGGTTCAAATTCTTTTTCATATTTGTTAAATATATTTATTAAATCATTATAAAGAGTTACTAACCTGGTATATAATTCATAATCTTTTATATTTTGACTATCTCTTAAAATATTTATTGAATCACTAGCTGTAATTGTTTTTTTGTTGAGATCTTGACTTGTTTGTTTTGGAAAATCAGAAACAGGTATTTTTTCTTCTAATTTACAATTTATCTTTTTTCTTTCATTCATTAATTTTTTTAATATATTAACATTTTTTTGTCTTAGTTCAATCAGTTTTTTCATCTCAAATAACTCTTTATTTGTTGTATTGTTAGGAGAATTTTCAATATTGGTTGTATTTTTTAATATACTATCACTCAATATATTTATTAATTTATTAATCTCACCTAATTTAAATTTCATCGCATCAAAGTCTAAACAACTTTCAATATCATCATCTGCTGTTAAACACCTGACATTCGGGTTATTTATAAATCTATCCATAATATATTATACTTAGTTTTTATTTTTATTTTTATTATTGAATGTTATATTAACCTTTTTTTTTCTGGTTCCTCTAATATTATCAAAATAACTTTTATACGCATAATCGTTAAAACTATCAATACTTCCTTTTACATTTCCCATCATTCTTTTTACCGAATGAATTATTTTTTTGCGTCTTAATTTGCAACTACTTTTTAATTGTCCTTTCATTGTATCCATATTTATTTTACCTTCTAATATAATTACATCTACCCGAACATCATATACAGGCATTGATGTGCCTGTTACGTCTTTTGCTAATTGAGAAGAACCATCCCATGATACACTTCCTATGGTATAATCTTTTCCTTCGTTTGTAATATGTGTTCCTGCTTTTATAAAAGTTTCTAATATATATCCAATATTAGTGTTGGAATTTTTGTCTTGTTTTGCTTCAACAAATTCTGTTTCACGAATCAAATTTTTTTCAAGTTCAGAACGATTACTTACATTTGATGTTAATTGATTTTCTATTACTTCTAATTTATCTTGATATACATTTAACATATCTTTTTTTCCTTCATAATTAAAATTATTTAATTCATTTAGATGTTGTTGTTTTTGAAGATTTAAAATGTTTATGCTTTCTTCATTAGTAGTTTTTTCAAGTTCATCACTTTTACTTTGAATGAGTTCTGTTAATTCTTTATACCTATCATTTTTTTCTAAATTTTCTATTTCGTATTTTACATCTATGATTTTTTGGTTTAATTCTTTTTGTTCAAGTCCCATATTTATTTTATTTTGGTCCAATTCATCCATTTGGAACTTTAAAAGGTTACGTTTATTATTAAAATATCTTCCTTTTTGTAAAAAATCTCTTAATCCTGATTCACTTGTGAAATTACTTTTACCTTCAGGCATATTTTTTTTAATTTTTACAAAATCAACATCCGTTATAAAATACGCATGAATATCCCCGGAACCAAGAATTTTTGATTTCAACTTAGAAGAAGGAAAATCACCAGTTTCTCCTATTTTAATTTTTAAACCATATGGTCTAAATTTGCTGGTTGTTACTAATTCTTCGCCACCACGTTGTTGCTTCAAATCATGAGGTAAATAAGATACTGGATAATAAAAGAATAATTCACTTTTATCGCCTGGGTCAGGGTTAGTGTATTTTAATTTTATCATCTCGCCATTACTTGCTGCTAGTGAGCATGGTTTTTTATCATTTTCAACAATTGTAATATTATTTATTACTTTTTTGTTACCTTTTAATATTTCTTGTATTATATTTATTAGAAAATTAACATTTTCTTCGGAGTTAATGCGGTCATATTGCTGATTAATGTCATCATCGTTATCCATTAATTCCTTTTCGTTCCCGCGGTCATTTACATTACAAGCAATTATTTTATGTATCAATTCAGTATTTGTGTCCCCCATTCCTCCACCTTGTCCTTCTTTGCCCCCTTCGTTTTCTTCCAATTCTTCTTTTTTACCCAATTTTGTCTTTTTTCCCTTCTTCTTTGTTACTTCAATACCACCTGTTTCTTCTTCTTTTTCTTCTTCTTTTTTTTCTTCCGCATTACCTTCATCGGTTTCCTCATTTTGATTACCTAATACTATTTTATTCTTTTTCTTCACAACTACCGGATCTTCATACGCAAATATGTTTTTCTTTCGTTTATCCCTGGTTGATACTTCATCATACGTATTGTAATCTCCGTAACTATTATTAATAACGGGAACCATGTTTTCAAAATAGTCTTTGTCTAATATAGACTGAGGAACTAATACCTCGTCATTGTTTAAATCATAATTTTGTTGAATCATTGACAAATACATATTAGGATCAAATATGAACATACGGATATTATCATACCTTATTATTTCATCAGTTAATCTTTCAATGTATAAACTTTCATTATCACCATTATGTATCAAATTGCTTTTTGGTATATTCATTTTACTTTTTTTATTTGTTACTCCCATTATAGACAAATAATCATCTTTTAACTTCATAATAAAATTATCTGTATAAATATCAGAAAAATCAAAGTATTTCTTGGTCAACTTTTTAATTTCTTTTCCAATTATATCCAATTTACTCTTATACAATAAAAATGGAGCTTCTACTGAACTTTTCATCTTTTCCTTTAATTCTATATTACTCGGATTGTTAATGATCAACCGAATCTTATCACGATATGTATTATAAAATATATTTTCTAATTTTATTTTTTTTACCATACCTATTCGTTCATTGTCATATTCATCAAAATTTTTAAATATGATTTTATCTATAAATTCCAAATTATTTTCTACTTGGTCAAAATAAAAATTATTCGCCTCTGCTATAGTTTTATCTTCAAAATTAGGAATATTTGGATAAATAGGAATAAAATAATCCATTGTTGTACTAAAACCTACTATTGTATTGTTAACAACAACCTTCTTTATTTCTTTAAAGGCAAATACCTTTTTTTTCGCATTTTGAATAATATTAAAATACTTCAAGGTGGTCTCGTAATCTCCGTATAATTTGTCATTTGTAAAAAAATCAAATTTTTCATTTGGATTAAAACTACTAGGATAGCACGGTATCGCAAATATATCATCTTTGTATTTTACTTGAAACGCAATTACCTTTCCATGATAATTAATAATTTGACACAATACATTGTATTTTAACATAGCGAACATTTCTCGTAATGATTCGGCAGTTCGTAATGTATCACTGTTAATTTTATCGTTATCTGTATTAGGTAACGGGGAACATTCATTGTAATAATATTCTACTTTATTAAACAATTCCTTCATTTTAATATTTTTAAAAAATAATTCACTATCTTCTTTTTTCTCTATCGCACCATCTTTTGATTTTTTTGAAATATGAATAATTGGTTCATAATAATCATCTTGTTTTAATAATATAACGCTGGGTTTTTTCTTGTCAAACTTATTTAATACATAAAAATTGGATGGACATATCAACTCTATGTAATTATATATTTCATTTTGAGGCATTTCAAAAATAATAAGATTGACTCCTTCGTCAAATAAATTTTTATTTTTTTCACATACAAAATCCCATAAATATTTATAATCAATATATGAATCTTCTGACTTGATGTATTTAATGAAATTATCGTAAGCGCCAACAATATTGGTGAAGAACTTTTGTTGCATATTATCTTTTACATCAAGACTATTATATAATTTACTTTCTTTTTGTGATTTTGTATATTTCACACTAGATACATTGTTGTTATGAAATACACTTATTAGGGTTCCATTCTGGTATGTTACAAATTTATCTATTGTAATATTATCAACAATGATGTCTTTAATATTCTCAATGGTTGGATACTCTGAATGAGTTTTTTTCATTTTAAACCCTTTTAAAAAAGCCAAGCATTCCAAAAATGATTGATTTCTATTTTCATTGACCCCGGCTCGTAAGTAACAATTAAATTCTTTCATATCTTCAGAAACGATACATTTTGAATTATCATTTTGAAACATTTTTTGCATTATTAAAGGCAAGTAACCTACACGATAGAATGGAATCGGATATTTATTAGATAAAAGAATATTTAATGATAAAAATTTCTTGCTTTTGGATCTAATTCGTTTATTTTTCTCTATAATTGATACATTGCTTTTTGGTCTTTCTGATCCTTCATTATCTACTTGCTCTTGCTCTTGCTCTTGCTCTTGCTCTTGCTCTTGCTCTTGCTCTTGCTCTTTTTTTTCGGACTCTTCCTCTCCTAATCCAATTTTATTATAACATTTTTTCTTTCTTAATTCATTTAAATCTACTTTCATATTTTTAGATTTTTTTGTAATACGGTCTGTTGATTTTTTTGCGCAACAAGGTAGACAATAATCCCCATCTTCATCCCCTTTAAAACCAGGATAATTATATACATAATTTCCATTTTCATCCTTTTCATCTTTATGATCTTTTGTTTGCGTATATTTTATTCCAAACTTATGTATTTCTCCTTTTCCGTGATTACATTGGTTACTTACTAATTTACCATCTTTTTCTTCTATATGGTCAGGCGATATACTTGTTTCATTATCATAACACCAATAATTGGGGCAAATATAGTAATAATTCTCATTTTTATTTGTGCTATATTTTAACAAATGCTCTTCACCTCCATAAGATGATGCGCTATTATTATCTTTATCTTTCGTGTCTATCGTGTTCTTTTCCTCTTGTGATAAAATAACCGGTTGACGGTTTTGATTGGAAGGACATGTTCTAGAAAAGGGTTCCTTTGAATTATCAGATGAAAATTTTTTGAAAATATCATCTCTTTGTCTAATTCTTTCTTGCCAATAGTTTTTGTGCTTCTCTTTTGCTCCGCCAAGAAATTCTTCGTCTTCATCGTCACCGTCTTCATCATCACCGTCTTCATCATCGTCGTCATCATTACCATCATCATTATCACGGTAACTTTCAATAGATATTGACGATGTATTACTATTATTATTACTATTATTATTATTACTATTATTATTACTATCAGTATCAGTATCTAATATATCCAATAATCCAGACCCGTCATCGTCAAATAAATTATCTAAATCTTCTTCTAATCTGGATGAAATAACACTTTGATTATCATCGTTTTCTACTTCGTCTTCTATTATATCTTCATTCGGTTCTACTATTTCTTCATCGCTTGTTAACATTATTTGAGGTTCAAGTGTATTTAATTTACATATGTTATTTACGTCTTCACCCTTCAGTATTTTAAATAATACATTTAAATAATTGGGAAAAGATTCAAGATAATGTAAATAATTAAAATTAGGTATTTTAATACTCAACTTTTCTAATTCCGGAGTGATGTATAATTTTACACCTGGGTTTTTTTCAAGTGTCTCGTCATAATGATGAACCCGCTTTAAATCTAACGCAATGTCATTATTCATTTGTTCACTTGGTAAAATAGTAAATACATTTTTAAGACATTCCAATTTTTCTATAAATTTCTTTCGTTTATTACCTGTTTTATCATTTAAATTAATGTTAACCAAATAATGATATGATAAATTGTGAATTAAAATATTTGGTTTATCAAATGATTTAAATAAATTTAATTCATATCCTTGATACACAAATATTTCTTCCATCTTTTCTAGCAAAACATTTATATACTGTTGGATGAATTTTTCAATGTTTTTTATTTTTTTTGGTTCTTTTGTTTCGTATAATATTTGTATGTTACCGTTGTCTTTGAAGGAACATATAATATAATCATCATTTGATATATTAATATAAATTTGTATACTTTTTTTGATATTCATTTTTAGTTTATTTTTAAAAATAGTTTTTTTATGTAAAAAAGGAATTTTTCTTCCATCAGTAGAGGTTTGTTTTGAATATAGGCGGTAAAATTTCTCTAATTTATTTCCTGCGTTATATTTAATTAACGGATAAGTTTCATTTGCATGGAAATTTTTAAATATGGAAAGTAATGGTAATTTAACATTCCGAACACTTTCTATTTCAAATTCTATTTGGTAAATACCCTCGCTTTTTACATTTTTATTAAATGAATTATTATCATATAAATTGTAGAACAATTCTATGTTTTTAAAATATGATTCTTTTGATTTAATAATTTGTCTCGTTTTATTATCTAATTCTTCACTTTTTTCCTTTAGTTCTTCAGAATTAGTGATATTTTCATTTATTAACAAAGGAAAGTAATTACGTATTATATTTTCTTCTGATATATCTAACACTGTTTGTTTATTCTTTTCAAAATGTTCAAATACTTCACTAGCGAAACATATATATAATTCTTTGGATTTATGAAAATCATTATCAAATAATGATACTAAATTATTTTTCTTATTCTGTACACTAAATAAATTATTACTACTTTTAATACTATAAGGGTTTGTTACATAATAAAATAACTCCATTTCATTATTTCCGGTTAGTTTATCAACCGGGGTATAAAGATTAATTTCTCTATCTTGTAAATCTACTGATTTAAATATTTCATAATTAATTTTATTATTTTCAACATGAATTGCTTTTTTAATATCCTCGTCAATTATATTTGTTTGATAATTTTCAGCAAAATGTATGTTGTTATTATTTATTAAAAAATTCAATATTGCAGTTGAATCAATATATATTTTTTTGGAAGTGTATAAATGAGTTTCATGGAATGTTTTGTCCTTAAGTTGTTCTAAACTTAATATCTTACATTTTATGTCCTGAATAGTATCATCAGCGTAAATAGACGATTCGATATAAACTATTTTATTTTTATGTTTTTTATCAAAATCACTAAACGTCTTTATTATATCTTCTTTTTTTTCAGTACCGGTAAATATAAATATATTGTTTACATCTGTCTCATTTTTCATATGATATATTTTAAATACGTTGCTCATATAATATCCTAATTTTTTATTTATTTAAATATTATGTAAATAAAAAATTGCTATCACAATATTGTGCATGATAACATGGAAAATCAATTCATTCTTTATAAATCAAAGTATGGATTGTCTGTTATATCCATTCCGCAATAAGTTTTAGGTTTTGATTTGTAATCTTCGGGATTATATATATTAATTTTTTCAGCGTTAACTAATAATGTTTTAAAGTTAGACCAAAACTCAGGTTTATGTCCAACACTTTCTGTCATTAAATGACTTAATTCATGAATCGCAACAAATGTTAATGTATTTAAATCTATTAAATTTCCTCCAGTTTTCTTTGAATTTAAACAAAATGCTATTTTTTCTCCCTTGTTTTCACTATAAGCAGTTAATTTACTGGTAGGTAGAGTTTCGCTTATTTTTTTAGGATTAAAGTTTGCAACTAAACGTTTTGTATTGGGATCATCGGGAGAATTCGCATCCATATGTTTCACTAATTTTGACATTCTTTCAGTCGCTTTGGCTAATAAATCAGCAGCCAGTTCTAATTTGGCTCTTTCACGAACGCAATATTTATTTCCATCAACATCTGAAATAATACATTTTAAATGAAATGTATCCGATTCCATATAAATTTTAATACAAATAAGCAATGTAAATGCTATTAAAATATATCCTAAAATATCAATCTTTAACATATATATAATTGATATTTTAATAATTACTATAAAAATAGTTTACCCTTTAATACAGCAGGTATTTACATATTTGGACGAGAACCTAATTCCAAAGGAACTCTCATGCCATCGGGCTCGATAGTAGTGTTGTTCCAGGGACCAACATTTACTTGGGGAACAGGAGGGTCGGAACGAAGTTGTTGGTTAGCGTTTCTTAGACTAGTTCCAACTGTGTTAACACCAATTGCGTGTCCTGCCTTAACTAGATTGACTTCGCTTAAATCGCCAACGCCGTGGGGGTTCAACTTAGCCCATTCGCTGTTTTCATCATTAGGTAAAAGATCACTGGGATTAATTGTGGTATTGGAGTTACAACTGGGACCTAATCCGTGAGTGTCAGTGCTTAAACCCTTTGCGGTTGCGTATTCTTCATTAGAAGAAGAAGGGGTGACACCACTAACCATTTCTTGAGGACTTTCTAAATCATCACCTTTTTTGACAGATTCATTTTCATTTGCCATAGTGTCAAGCATGGGAATCTTGACATAGTTATATCTGTTAAGAGCAAATAAGAGAACTGCTAAAAATACTAGAAGCATTATGACATTGTTTTTATCCTTCAACATCTTAGGAACTATGTTAATTACATTAGTAAGCATATTCATTAATGTTTTGACCATTATATAAAACTAATGATAAAATAATTTTTCAAAAATATATTTTTTATCACAATAAAATGCTAAATAATTTGTGAAAATGTCTTAAATATTTATCATATTATCATATTTAACCTTCTAAACCTAATTGTTCTGGTTTATGTTTTATTTGACGTTCGTATTCATCATCACTGCTATATTCGTCGTCTAACATATAATTTGATTTGATATTTTTTGCTTCTAAATATGCTAACATTGCTGTTTTTCTAGCAGACCTTGCTTTATTTCTTGCGGTTATGAACATTTCGTGATATATTTCACTTGGTTTTCTTAGCGTTATCGTTTCTAAATTATTATCTATAACACTTAAATCAAATTCTTCCAAACTGTCGTGAATACTCGACTGTGATTTTTCTATTTGTTCGGTTTCTATTTTAACAACACGATTGCTTTCTGTGTTTTCATCGTAGTTTATTGAGTTGCTTAATGACGTGCTTTCTTGATGTTTTGTATCATTTGGCACCTCGTTTAATTCATGTAATTCTAATTTTATATTTTCTACATTTATGGCGTTTTCTGTGTTTTTTGCGTTTTCTGCGTTTTCTGCGTTTTCTGCGTTTTCTGCGTTTTCTGCGTTTTCTGCGTTTTCTGTGTTTTCTGCGTTTTCTGTGTTTTCTGCGTTTTCTGCGTTTTCTATTAATCCGAGTGTATCTAATGATATAATATTAGGTTGACCTATTTTAATATTTCCTTCTTCGTCTGGTTCTTCGTCGGATTCTTCGTCAGATTCTTCAGTTTCTTCTCCATTTTTTAATGACATACTTACTTTTTCTAGTAATTCTTCATTATTATTGTTACTATTGTTATTCAACTTAATCTTACATGTATTAAATATATTATTTTGCATAACCATACATTGTTTTATTTGTACAAATATTTGAAAATTTTTTGCTGTAAACTTTACACCATGCACTTGTAATATTGCAATCAAAGAAGATGTTGAATTAATATCATCCATTGTCTTTATATTCTCTTGCTGGTCATATATTACTACACTTGATGCGTGTAACATGCGTGGACTGTCTACCATTACTCTCATTGCGTTATAATTACCTGATTTGTAACTTTTTAAAGTATTTGAAAAAGAATTTTCAATATCATCATAGTCAATTTGCTCTTGAAACCATTTTTCTCTTTTTTCGTATATTAATTCTACCATTTTTGTTTCTAAATTTTCTATCCATTGAATAAAAATTTCATTACTTTTATCAAATAATAGATCAGAGTGTAACTTTTTACCGCTTTTAATAAATCCTTGCTTTGTAGAACACTTAGGAGTTTGAATATATAAATCATTATTATCATTTGTTAATTTAGTATAAAAAGAACCTCCTTGAATTGACATTGGAGTAGATAAACTTAAACTGTTGAAATTAAAACTTTCATCGGGTATTATAATTGTATAGTCTTCCATTAACATTATTTTAGATTATTTGATATTATATTAACCGCATTAAAATTGTTAATTAAAAAAATATTAATTATTTATGAATGAAATGAATGAAATGAATGAAATGAAACAAATTATTGTAGACCAATGTTTGGAACTATTATCCAGAGACGATATTAAAATTCAAATGAAGCAATTATTTACACCTATTATTAGAATGTTACTAGATGAAATGTATCCATATGTCTATTTATCTATTATTTTTATTCTCATATGTTTTATTCTTATTTTAGGTAATTTTGTATTATTATTGCGTTATAAAATACACAATAATTAATTATTATATTTTCTAAATAATAATATATAATGACTATTCGCACAAGAAATCAAAATGCTGGATCCAGAAAGCAAAAGACTGGATCCAGAAAGCAAAAGACTGGATCCAGAAAGCAAATGACTGGAACCAGAAAGCAAAAGGCTGGAACAAGAAAGCAAAAGACTGGAACCAGAACGCAAAAGGCTGGAACAAGAAAGCAAAAGACTGGAACAAGAAAGCAAAAGACTGGAACCAGAAAGCAAAAGACTGGAACCAGAAAACAAAAGGCTGGAACCAGAAAACAAAAGGCTGGAAAAAAATCACGTAAATTTAGCAATAAAAGACGTGGAGGATTATTAGAAACTATTAGCACTGCTATTGTCCCTTTTGGATTATTTGGATTAAAAAAGTATGCTGATAAGAAGTTAAGAAAATCCAAAAAATAAATACGCAGTATTTTTTAAATCATAATTATTAAATTATTTTATATATAATAACTATGAGTTCATTCGAAGACAATATTAGAAAATATGTAGAACTAGATAATCAATTAAAACTTATTAATGATAAAGCAAAGTTAATAAGAGAAACAAAACATTCTATCAATAAAAATGTATGCGAGTATTTGGAACGAAATAATCACACTAATTCTATTATTGAAATTACAGATGGTTCATTAAAATTGTCTGAAACCAAAATACAAACTCCATTAAGTTATAAATTTGTAGAAAAATGTTTGGGTGAAATTATACCAGACGAAGAAAAAGTAGAACATATTATTCAATATATTAAGAACAAACGTGAAGTTCAGATAGAAAAAACATTAAAGCGGTTTTACAAAAATTAATTAATATACATTTATTTTATGAGTAAAGAATTTAATAATGCAAAATTTAACACAGACGATTTTTTTACATACAACATTCAAAATAACAAGGTTTTGAGCGGAGGATATGAAATTAACTCTGCTTTATTAAAAAAACAAATACCTTTAATTGGAATGAACAAGTTAAATGGTCTTGCTATTCCAGTTGGATTATTACATTTATCACAAAATAATGAAAAGGAACCTTTAGAAGAAATATATGACGAAACTCCACTTCACGAAGATATTTACGATAAATTATTAAGATTAATGAACGAACCTGATAAAAAACCTGATAAAAAACATGATAAAAAAAATAAAACTAGAAAACCAATAAAAACTCCATCTAGGTTTACAAAAAGAAATAAAAAGAATAAAAAGAAATAGAACGAAATAGAAAGAAATAGAAAGAAATAATTTATATATATTTTATAACGATTATATATAAATGTCATCAAATGAATTACAAAATATACAAAAAAGACAATCAGAAATAACTATGATTAATATCAGGGTTTATTTTTTTATTATTTTAGGAATATTAATATTTACAGCACTTAATATATTTGATGTATTTACTGGAATTATTATAATGATAGTTATGTTGTTTATTATTTTTGGAGGTCAATATATCCATTATATGTCTTATAAATCTTATTATTTAGAGAACGCAGTTAATACACCACATACCCATTTAAGTGAAGCAGACATACGTAAACAAGTAATTTCCGATTTATCAAATAACACAACAACTGATGTATCCGGAGCAACTACTTCCACATCTACCGCATCTACCGCATCTGATGTTTCTGGTAATTCTCAAACAAATGCTGCAGGAAAATGTGCCAATGGCAAATTTATTTGGGAAAATTATCTAGAAAAATATAGTCTTCTTGACCATGGAACTACAGGCGAAACATTACCAGACGATGATGATATTAAATATATTAAATTAGAATACAACCCTACTATTTTAGATTGGTATGACCCAGTTGGGTCTGCTTCAACAATAACAAATATTAGAGAAAAAATTACTAATGATAACGTGAAAAACGCAGGTGTTAATAGTAATTCTTATTTTTCGGATGGGTCTGGTAATAATATTGTTCTTTTGAATCAAATACAAATTTGGGAACAAACCGGTAATGGCGATAATGACCAATACACGGATGATGGTGTTATGAATATGGGAAATACCATTAGGTCATTAACTATGCAAAAAGATAATGCTGAAAGAGTAATTGCTCCTAGTCAAACCAGTGGTGAATTAGATAACGGTGGACATTTAGATGACTCATTTATTGATACCAAGAACTTATTTGATGATAATTTTAATAATGTTTTTATAGGAGGAATGCGCCCAAAAGGAACAGACCCATCTACATTAGTCGGCGTTAAAGATAGTATTATGATTGAACTATATCAGGCAAAAAATATGAATGACTTAACCAATATTGTATTCTTTACACCTCATACGTTAAAGGGATGTGAACTTGTTTTATTAAACCAAGAAAAGGTAGAATTATTACGTCAACCAATTCTATATGATTATCAAATTTATAAATTTAAAATGGGAGCATTAAGTGATGAACGAATGATTTCGGAATTTGTAAAAAATACTGATACATCAATTTGGAACTATTTTACATATGATCTTGAAGGAAAAATTGTCAAATCTAGACAAGAATACGCTGAAGAACATAAAAGAAACAATACTACTAATAAATATGACTGCACCACTGAAACCTTCTCTAATATATATGGTAAATCAACTACGTATGAGGCATTTAAAACTAATAATATTTCAAATGATTGTATGTAAATGTAATATAATTAAAAAATATCGTTTATTATTTATTATTTATTATTTATTATTTATTATTTATTATTTATTATTTATTATTTATTATTTATTATTTATTATTTATTATTTATTATTTATTATTTATTAATTTTTATATTAATTAATAAATAAATTAAGTGCGCATTCGGTAGAATAGACAATACGCTTTTGATGATACTACTTGGGTTTTCTTAACCTCTGTAATCATTGTATCATTATATAAATACCATTTTCCATTTTGATTTTTTACAAAACTTGTATAATGACCTCCACTATTATTTCCACTATGATTACATACACCGTAACAATCGTATATATATTTGTTTGAATTATAACCTACTACATATTTTGTTAAATCCAGATTATCCAAAGGAAACATCACGAGAGAATTATTTTTACGCAATGTATAATTATATCTTTTCAAATCTATTATTAATATTGTTGGTAAACTCCAATATAATAAATATTTATAAATATCCATCTTTACACCTTTGTCATTTTTCCATCCATTATCACCTACTAATTCTTCCTTTTCTGTATGTACATCAAAACAATCATATATGGTTATATTTTTTTTATTAATTGGCAGAGGCAAGTTTACCATGAAAAAGGGGTCACAACTATTTGATAATATGTTATCATCATTTTGATAATCTAATATTTGTGTCACTTGAATACCATAAAATATATTTATTATTTCAGAATATTCAGTTTCTTGCATTGTTTTTAATCTTTCATAGCATAATTTGGCTAATTTATCCTTTTCATTTTCTACACTTCCTTTTATTGTTATATTTACTTTTCTACTCAATCCATTATGAAAACATTCCACCAAGAATGTTAGAAATTCTATAGCGTCATTTTGATTATATCCTGAGAATAATTCATTATTCTTAATTCTAGATATATTTTGTATTTCGTATAAAAACTTGTTTGGACTAATGACTTGATTTTTTGACCACATTATCTTCTGTAAATCATCATATTCTACTATTATTTTACTATCTGGTGTATTTGATAGTTTTTTTTTATAATTTGTATTATCCAATACTTCTTTTAATTCATATGTATGTAATAAACATTGCAATGTTGAATTTATAAAGCAAGTATTACCTAGATTTTTTAATCCAGTTAAACCTTTATCTTTATATTTTTCCATTATTTATATTATGTAATTGTATTTAAACAACTATTTATATTAATATATCAATTTTTAAATCTTCAAGGGTGTAAAAGTATAAAATTTAAATAGTTACATAATTATATGAATAATAATGATCCAAATAATAATGAAAATGCCAATAATGATCCAAATAATAATGGTTCTTTATTGAATATGTTTGATAATATAGTTAATAGTTATCTTAATAATTCAACCGAACAACAACGACAATTTAGAGATATGATTGAAATTATGCGTAATCATGAAGATACATTACGTTATCTTACTTACAATTATAGAGATATTAGAAATAGTATTATCAATCAAAATAATAATATACCCGATAACAGCGAAGATATACCAAGTCCTAGAAATATACCACCTCCGGACCCGTTTCAAATGTCACATACCAATATATTTACTGGAATTTCTCCACAAACATCTCCAGGAACACAATTAAATTCAAATTCTATATTTACTCCAATTAATATAACTCCGTCATTAAATATAGAAGACACTTTAAATACGTTAAATACATTAAATACATTAAATAGACATCAACGAGCGCAATATATAAGTTCACATACCAGACAAAATGACGCAGGTGGTGGTCCTCCGGCAGCAGGTGGTGGTCCTCCGGCAGCAGGTGGTGGTCCTCCTGCGGTACGTGGTAATAATGCCGGACTACGACGAAATGTACAATCTAATTTGCAACAAAATATACATACTAATATTCCCGATATTCCTCAATCTGATACTCCTGATCTAGATATTCCAGTTCCAGATGATAATATATTTAATAATAGTTATAATAGCAATACTAGTAGTAACAGTAATAACAGTAATAACCGTAATAACAGTAATAACCGTAATAACAGTAATACTGGAAATAATTCAAATAGAATGGAATACGTGAGTAACCATTATTCTAGTAGAAATAGACGACCTTACATTAATAACAGAAGACCCTCTAGAAATTATGATACGCATATGAGAAATGCAAGAAATTCGATAAATGAAAGAAATATAGATTATTTAAATTTATATAATAGTATTGAAGGTCTAGATATAAGTAATAATTTATTATCAACCGTAGTACATGAAACTATTAATCAAACAGAAAATATGATAAATAACGCTAGTAATAATATAGGGTATTTCCCAAGATTAAATAGTACCCCTATATTTCCAAATATAAATACTAATGCTGAATTTATGAATCTAATAAATGAAGAATTTCTTAGACCAGTTACTATTCGTCCAAGTGAACCACAAATAAGGTCGGCAACTCATAATATTAGGTTCTCGTTTATTATGAATCCTCCTAATGTAATATGTCCATTTAGTATGGAAAATTTTAGAAGTAGTGATATTATTACAAGAATATACTATTGTGGTCATTTATGTGTTACTGAACATTTATATAGATGGTTTAATGAAAATGTTAGATGTCCCTTATGTAGATATGATATTCGTAATTATAACCCGAACAGTATAAACGACAATATAACCAATAGTTATATTGAAGAACATGAGATAAATTCTGATTCAGATGACGAGGAGGATGAGGTAGAAGACGTCGAAGATGATAATGATAATGATGATAATGATGATAATGATGAGAATGATGATAATGATGAGAATGATGATAATGATGAGAATGATGATAATGATGAGAATGATGATAATGAGGATGAATCCGGAAATGGTCCGGATGATAATGATGAAGATGAAATAAATGACGAAGATGAAATAAATGATATAATAAATAGTAATATGATTACCGTGTTAAATAATTCAATGTACGATGAAGAATATAATTTAGAAGATATAAGAACTAATGATATTCCATCTGATTTTGAAATGAGTCCACTGGTTACTCCAGATATAAATGTAAATAATAATGTAAGCGTATTAGAATCTTTTGTAAACAATCAGTTGAGGGAAATGACAAATAGTATAAATAGTATCCATCCAAATGTTCAGATTATATCTCAAACAAGATTTATATATGAAGATCTTAGCAATAATGACATTTTAGATATTAGTAATAACACTCAATCGTAAATAAAAATATATTTATAATATTAATAGTATGTTATTATTTTTATTTTTATTCTTTTCATTATGTTCGTCATGTTATTCTTATGACCAAAACCTCGCAATACATTTTGTTAATTTATCACAATCAGCATATTGTGTTACATCCGTGAATCAATGGGATTGTATAACATGCACCCCTTCTGTAAAATTAGATTATATTATAGAAAAAGAGGGTTCAAAAGCTATTCAAGGATTTGATACATATACTGATTCTATATTTATTGCGTTTCGTGGTTCCTCCAATTTACATAATTGGATTGATAATATACAAGTTGATAAAATATCTCCTTACACTGACCAATCTATCAAAATAGAAAAAGGATTTTATAAAGAATATAGTCATATCAAAAATGAATTATTAGATAATTTACCTATTCTTGCCAACAAGTATAACACTACTAATTTATCTATCACTGGACATTCGGCAGGCGCTGCTATGGCAACAATAATGACATATGAAATTTCAAAGTTATTTTCAGAATATAATATTTCATATTTAATTCAGTTTGGTTCACCTAGGGTAGGTAATTTAGAATTTGTTCAAGATTTTAACAAGTATAATATTACTTCTTATCGGATTACACATTATCATGATATTGTTCCGCATGTTCCAGAAGAATTATTCGGTTATCGTCATATTTCAAATGAAATATGGTATAATGAAGATAATTCAGAATATAAAATATGCGATGATTCAAACGACATTGAAGATAATAGTTGTTCGGATTCGTGCGCTCCTTTACACTGCACTAGCGTATCTGACCATTTATATTACTTAAACGTGAATATGGGAAATGACCAACCTAATTGTTAAACGGTGTATATAACATAAAATTGATTATAACTTAAAATTTAAATAGTACAATATGGATATGGATACCCTTATGAATACTGATACGGATATGGATATGGATACGGATATGGATACGGATATGGATACGGATACGGATACCCTTCCGAATACTGACATTATTATGACAGTTTATGAAAATGTAACGCCTTATTTAAATACTGCTTGTACAGGTTGTGCGTCCTATGTAAATGACTATATTTTCAATTATTATGTAGGAACATACATGCTTTGGATTACAATACATTATTTATCTGCTAATTTATACAGTGAATTCTGTACGGATTGGAGTATTTATGGTTTTATTTTATTCCCATTTACCGCTGTTACTCCTTGGTGTAAATCATTGTCTTGGATCATTCAAAAAGGAACTGTTGTATTGGATGAAGGTTATTTACTATTGGGCACTTACTTTAGTTTACAATTAATGAAGCACTTACCTATTAATAATAATAATAATAATAATAATAATAATAAAAATGATTAATCAAAATGATTAATCAAAATGATTAACAAAAATGATTAACAAATTAAATAATTTAAATATTCTTATTTTTTAAATTATTTAAACATAAACGTTATATATATTATATGACTGAAAGAATAAACTTATTGGTTACAGGAGGTTGCGGGTTTATTGGTTCCAATTTTATAAATTATATATTCAATAAAAATACATATAACATTATTAATATTGATACATTGTATTATTGCGCAAGTATTGATAATGTTGATAAACATATTCAGTCTAGTCCATACTATACATTTATTAAGGGAAATATTTGCTCAAAAGATTTGATACAGCATATTTTAATTAATTATAAAATTAATATTATTATTCATTTCGCTGCACAATCGCATGTTGATAATAGTTTTGAAAACTCACTTCAATACACAAACGATAATATTTTAGGAACACATAATTTACTAGAATGCTCTAGACTTTATAACAATTTGACCAAATTTATTCATATTTCAACCGATGAAGTATATGGAGAATCAATGAATGATATTGATGAAATGGCTAAAACCGAACAAAGCATTTTATGCCCAACGAACCCTTACGCAGCAACAAAAGCATCTGCCGAACTTATTGCTCAATCTTATTTTCACTCGTTTAATATGCCTATTATTATTACGAGAGGAAACAACGTATATGGTCCAAATCAATATCCTGAAAAACTTATTCCTAAATTTATAAGTTTATTAAAAAATAACCAAAAGGTTACTATTCAAGGAGATGGTTCCAATGTTCGCTCTTTTTTACACAGTAATGACGCTGTTACTGCTTTTGAAGTTATTATAAATAAGGGAGTCATTGGAGAAATATATAATATTGGATGTGATGAAAAAATGGAGTATTCTATACTAGATGTTACTAAATTATTGGTTAAATATATTAAAAATGATGATAATATAGATAATTATATCGAATATATACCCGACCGACCATTTAATGATAAAAGATACTATATTAGTAATTCCAAAATAAAAAATCTAGGTTGGGATATTTATACCTCCTTTGAAAAAGGTGTACAAGATTTATTGTAAATAATATCAACGTTGGTTTTATTCCGTAACTTTTATTAATCTAGACAATATTGTATCATCTGACGACATTGAATTCTTATTATATTCGGTGATAGGAGTAATTATCGTTTCACCATCCTCTAGACGAACCTTCTTTTTCTTTCTAAAACAACAACAAAAATATTGTTTCTTTTCTTTTCGTTTATGTGTTTCAATTACTGATAATCTTCTATTTAACCCAAACGACCAGTCCATTTTAATAATCAAAATATAATTATAAATAACAAATTTATAATTATTGTAAATCAATTTTGTAAATCAATTTTTATTTTTATCTATCACCACTTCTTTCGCTACTTTTTTTATTATTTTATTTACATCTTTTACTTTATCAACACCTGCTGTATTCCCAACTATTTCCATATATTCATCATTGTGTTTATTATCCCCTCTAGCGCAACCAGGGTGCTCCTTTACCCAATCCGGTATAACACCAAATGATTCTTTTTGAAGATATTTTACAGCTCTTGTCATCTTTTCTTTGCCTTCTGTTTCTTTTTCCCATACATCATTATCCTTAATATAAAGTGTTTCTCTTTTTAAATCACTACAATGTATTGGACGTTTGGTTACTTCCAATTCATTTAATCCTTTTATTAACATTTTTGAAGTGCTTTCGGCAAATCCTAATTTTCCAGTAGTTACTAAATCTTCTATTTGTATTTGTAATGAATTTATAAAATCCATTATGTTTAACGCATCTTTACACTCCTCATTTAAAAATATTTGTAAATTAAAATTATTTGTATTATTATTATTTGTATTATTATTAGTGGTGTTCCCTAACTTAGGTATCATCTCTCTCATTGTTTGATTTAATTCACTATTTTGGTCTATTAATTTATTTATCAAATCGGTTTGTTTTTCTATTATTTCATCATTATGTTGTAATTTTGATATTTCATTTTTTAGATTGACCACTTCATTTTTTTCAATTTCTTCCGGTTTTAACTCTATAATTTCATTGATTATTTCATCACTTTCCTCATTTTCTTGAAAATTACATTTTTTATGGTGCCTGCATAACCCAGATAAATGTTTATAAATTTTACCACACTCGCATTGATTTGGTAATAGTATTTTTTTGGCGTTTTCGGC